CTGAACGTTATATCCCCGAAAACGTGTCCATAAGTCACGATCAAGGCGGTTCAGGTGACAGATAGTCATCATCAGGCTGAAACAGGCTCAGATCGGCTCACATCGGTTTTGCAGCCGTCATCAGCCCTACTCATTGGCAGTCCTACGCCTAGAATCCACACGCCACTGAATGATTTACCGTCCAGGGGTCAGGAATTGATCGATTTCGCTGACACGATATTCCCTGATGGATTTATGCCGTGGCAAAAGTACGTGGCGATCAATGCCCACAAAGTCAAGCCCGATGGCCGATGGGCAACTCCACTGAATTGCATCGTCGTGGCACGTCAGTCCGGTAAATCCACACTGATGCTTTCACGTATCTTGATGGGCTTATTTCATTGGGATGAATCGTTGCAGGTTGCATCGGCTCACCGATTGGCTACATCGCTTGAACAATTTAGGGCGCTGGTCAATTTGATTGAATCATCGGATGATCTTGCCAAACGTGTAAAGCGAATTCGATGGTCGCACGGCAGTGAGGAAATCGAAGTCCAGGGATCGACGGGCATCAATCGATTCATCATTAAGGCTGGCGGTTCAGCGGCTCGCGGTATCTCCAAACCCGAAACGGTACACCTGGACGAATTGCGTGAGATGCACGAACTCGAATCGTTCGCCAGTTTACGTTATACCCTTTTAGCAGCGAAAAATCCGATGGTGATGACGTATTCGAACGCTGGCGATCAACACAGCAAGGTGTTAAATTTGCTACGCGAACGGGGAATCGCCGCTGCGTCGGGTGTGGTTGATGACATTGGGTATTTTGAATGGTCAGGTGCATCCGACGCTTTGACGGACGAAAACTTTGCAATGGCAAATCCTGCTTTGGGTCATACGATCCACATCGACAATATTCGCAGCGTTTTGAAAGACCCACCCGAAGTCGTACAAACAGAGGTGCTTTGCAGATGGGTTCAAACAATTTCATCGGTGATCAGTCAAGCCGCGTGGGATGGGTGTGCCGATCCTGAGGTTGATCTTGATCCTGAAAAACTTACCTGGCTGGCTTTGGATATTTCACCGGACAGAAAACATTGCGCATTGGTCGGGGCGCAGAAATTAGGCGATGAACGATTTATCTTGAAATTATTGCATACGTGGGAAAACGAAAGGCAACTCGATGATCGAGCAATCGCCAATGATGCCGCATTTTACTGCCGCAAATACTCGATTGAACATTTGCTATACAGCCGTAAAACTAGCGGTGCGGTAGCGGCTCGCTTGCAGCCAGCAGGAATCCCGATTTACGATATGGATGCGTCATATCCACAATCGTGTGACGAATTGCTAGGGGCTATCAACAGCGGCAGGTTGCGTCATACAAATCAACCCGAACTCACTGCCCAAATGCTTTCGGCGGTTCAATTACGTCGAGGCGATGGGGGATGGGTAATAGGACGCAGAGCCAGCCAAACGGCGGTGTGCGCTGCCGTGGCATCGGCGCTCGCCACACACTTTGCGACACGCCCAGAGACGGAAACCGACATTATGGTGGGTTGATGGTAAAGCACTGAGAAAATTTGCAAATGGGAATTCGTGACATATTTGCAACACGTCAGATCGAAACGGTGGCAACGCCGCAATCACCTGACGTATCTGCGCAACTAGGGCCAGTCACATCGCTTGATTCACTCACTCCATTTTTCGGCGGCGCAAATACTGCGACCCGTGAGGAATTTATGTCGATACCGACGGCAGCCAGGGCAAGAAATATTATTTGCTCATCGATCGCCAGTATCGGACTTGAAGTCATTGACCGATCAACTGGAATGGACATCGAGGAAGCAATCCCACGTGTTATCCGTACACCTGACCCACGTGTGCCAGGATCAGCGACTTATGTGTGGACGCTAGAGGACATTTTGCTTTACGGGTACGGATATTGGCAGATCACAGAATTATTTGCAGACACATTTCGTGTGCGCAGTGTGCAACGCGTTTCACCCACTCGCGTGACGATTCAAACGAATTCACTTGCCACTGAAATTGAATATTATATGGTTGATGGATCGCCAGTACCCAATTCCGGTATTGGATCATTGGTTGTATTCAACGGAAATGATGAAGGCGTCCTGAATCGAGCAGGTCGAACAATCCGCACGGGTGCGGAACTTGAACGTGCCGCTGCGATGTACGCACGTGAGCCAATTCCATCAATGGTGTTGAAATCCAACGGCACGGCTTTACCTGCTGACAGAATCGCGAAATTGCTTGATTCGTGGGCAACTGCCCGTCGCAATCGTGGCACTGCGTTTCTAAATGCTGACGTAACTTTGGAAACAGTCGGATTCGACCCTGAGAAATTACAACTGGCGGCTGCCCGTTCATACATCGCCACCGAGGTGGCACGTGCTTGCGGAATCCCTGCATATTACGTCGATGCCGAAACTGGATCATCGATGACGTACAGCAACGCAACCACACAGCGCCAAACGCTGCTCGATTTCTCACTTATTCCGCTGATGACAAGCGTTACCGAAAGACTTTCAATGCCTGATTTCATTCCATCAACGCAAGAGGTCAAATACGATTTATCTGATTACTTACGTGGCAGCGATCTTGAACGTGCCAATATTTACAAAATCCTGAATTCGATTGTGGACGCCGAGGGCAATCCAGCAATCACAATCGATGAAATCCGACAAGCAGAGGAAATGATCAAATGAAGGTAAATACACCGTTCACAATCACTGCCGCTGATTCTGAGGCACGTACAATCACCGGACAAATCGTTGCATTTGATACCGCTGCCAAAGCATCAACAGGCAAAGTCCTATTCAAAGCAGGATCAATTACTCCAGCAAATGTGAAATTGAATCTTGAACACGATTCAGCACGTCCAATCGGCAAAACTTTATCGATGGAACTTTCACCTGATGGAAAGTCGATCGTGGCTACGTTCAAAATTTCCAAAACCACTGCTGGATCAGACGCGATCCAGGAAGCAATGGACGGACTCCGTGATGGATTCAGCGTTGAAGCAAACGCGATCGATTTCGGGTACAACGAGGACGGCACAATGGTCGTCAATAAAGCAGATTTGGTCGGTGTCGCTTTGACGCATAATCCTGCATTTGATTCAGCACGTGTATCAAATGTCGCAGCGAACACCGCACCAGAAAATTCCGAGACATCATCCGATGAAGCGGAAGCAACACCCACACCATCAACAGAAGGAGACGCCGTGGAAAACACCGTCACAGAGCCAACTACCGCCGAGACGGTAGAAGCGGCAGAATCAGTGCAAGCATCATCAGCAGCAAAGCCAGTCAATTTCATTGCATCACGCAACCCAGTCGTATCACCTGAAACATTCTTGATGCATCAGGTTGCAGCAGCCCGTGGATCAGAAACATCACGTGCTTACATCGCAGCGGCAACAGCATCGACAGACAATCCAGGACTAATCCCTACACGCCAACTGCGTGAGGTCGTCAATGGACTTGCTGACAATGTGAGAGCCTCAATCGATAGCATCAGTACGGGGACATTGCCTGGTGCAGGACTCGTTTTCCAAATCCCGAAAATCACAGTACTGCCAGCAGTAGCGCAGATCAATGAACTCGATCCAGTAACTCCAACCGTGATGGAATCAGAATTCATCAACGTGGATGTAAAATCGTTCAAGGGCAGCCAGGTTATGTCCGTGGAATTAGCAGATCGCAGCGATCCACTATTTTTCACAGAATTGATTTCAAATCTCACATCGCAATATGCACGTGCGACCAATGAATACAACTCAGCGCAGATCATTGCGAATTCAGCAGCAGCATCGACAGGATTTGGTTCAGATATTACTGCTGCCGAATTACTTTCTTGGGTTTCAACCGCATCAGTTTACGTTTATGAGCAAACACATAAATTCGCCGATGCAATCGTTGTGTCACCTGCAATGTGGGGTCGCATAATGTCATTCAACGTCGATGGACGTCCAATTTACAACGCATTGCAGCCACAAAATGCTGCTGGTAATGCTCAGCCACGTTCACTCCGTGGATCAGTCAATGGACTTGATCTTTGGGTTGATACCGCATTGACAGGTACTGGCGATGATTCAATGTACGTCATCAACCGTGATGCTTACACTTGGTATGAATCACCACGCCTAGAACTCCGTACAAACATCATTTCAGATGGTTCAATCGGAATTCTTATGTACGGCTATGGTGCAACAGCCACGAAAATTGGTTATGGCGCTTACCGCTACGCTGACTAAAGAAAACTAATCATCGGCTAGGTCACTCCCGAACTAGCCGAGCAGACGAGAGGATCGGAAATGCCAAACATTGTCACCGCAGATGAATTGCGTCAGGTGCTTGGTGTTTCCGAATCCCTTTTTTCTGATGAATATCTGGATTCAATTATTGATTCGGCTGAGATCACAATCTTGCCGATGCTTACTCAGTATCAAAGCGCAGTAGTTTCAACACGCATCGTCGATGACGTTTTATACATCGACACATTGCGTCCAAATTATTTCGTCCAGGGGCAACAGGTCGTACTCGCTGGAATAGGTAACGGACTCGATGGACCATATACAGTCAGTGATCATTCCGTCAGACCCTTTCAGGTCACTGCAACAGTAAATGAAGCCGATCGAATTCTCACACCGGTCATTCCAGCGGGAACGATCACACTCGATGGTGGCTCAGCAGCTGAAATCTATGCAAATGTGCCAGCAATAAACAAAGCAATTCTGATCGTTTCAGTAGAAATATTTCAAAGCATCACAGCGCCAGGTGGACAAATCGAAGGCGTAGATTTTGCACCGACTCCATACAGAATGGGTCGCAGTCTCCAAAATCGTGTTATCGGATTGATCTCAGCGTT